ATATACTGAAGTAGAACCTGCAGGAACTAAAAGTCCATTAACTCTACCTGACCCTGCACCTGTAGGTAATCCACCTCTCATTGTTGGGTCATTCAAATATTTCCAATCAGACTTATAGAAGTCATAACCTCTTCTAAATCCTGTGAATCCTAGGTTAAGTGCCATTTCTTTCTCATTGTCAAAAAGACCATAAGATACACCACCTGCTGCATTAGAAGACTGCTGAGAAAGCATATCGTCAATGTCGAAAGAGAAATCTCTATCTACAAATACAACATTTTCCTCAATAGCACCTTGCTTGTCAAGTCTAGAAATGATGTTATCCCAATCAGCTAAAAGTGCCGGGTTTCCACCACCCCAAATGTTTCCTCTATTTTCTACTGCATAGAAGATACCATCTGAACCTTTGTTACCTACCATCTCAGCACCTGCTACTGCTTGAGTAGCTGCACCTGAAGTTGCACCCGCAGGTACTGCTTCAATCATTGCAGTCTCAAGATAATCGTCAAAACGTAATCTTGTTTCGTGCTCAGACTTCATATACCATAGGTATCCATTTGCTCCATTTTCTGTAGTTACTTCAACCCATCCAATTTGAGCCATATCAGAACCTGATACTGCATATTTGTCTTTGATGATAATTGGAGAGTTCTCGAAGATGAAGTCATCAGCTTCTAAAGAATCTTCCATTCCAACTGTTCCTTTTTTGAATTCAGAACCATAGATAAAGATTGTGAACTCTTTACCGGCTCCTGCTACAGGAATACCATTGTTGTCATAAAATGCAACGCTTACTGTTTTAGTAGCGTAGTCAACTTTAGTTACTACCGCTTTAGCTGAACCACCACCTGCATTATCAGAGATATATACAGTCTGTCCTTTTCTAATTGCGATACTATTACTTGCACCAAAAGCAGGGTTACCTGCATCACCGATAACGAAGTCAGCTTCGTCTGCGTTGATTAATGCAGCAGTTGTACACTTTACATATTTAGTATGCAATCTACCTTGTTCTGCCCATTTGATAAGGTCAGAGTTAGATGGCATTTCTGCACCTACCATTCTTAGGAAAGATGCGATTGTTCTATTACCATATCTTTCGAATTCTTTCTCATATGTATCAGGAAGATACTGATTCAAGAAATCAAAATTAGTAATGTAGTTTGACTTTAAAGGCACTCTTTGTGCACTTGGTTGTAAGTCAAAACCGGGTACGTTTAATACACTCATTTTTTAATTTTTTAGTTTAACAATTTACTTTTTTTTACTTCTAATCTTTAAACCCCTACCGTGGTCGGTGCTTACAGATTTAATTTGCATACCTGATTTAGTGCTTCCTACTTCCGGAGCAGAACGAGTAGTCATATTTATATTTTTTAACTTCTTCATTTGCTCATCTGCTGCTGCAGACTTGCCTTGCTCATAAAAGAATTTAGCAAACTTTTCAGGATGCATTGCCATTGCTAGTGACCTATGGTAACCTTCAGCGTTTTTAAGAGAACCATCTTCTTCCTGATACTGTTGAATAAACGTACTAGGATTAGAATGAACTTTTAATAACTCATCTGAATCACCGGGTGAAAAGTAAACTTTGTTATCGTCTAACGTAAACTCAAAACCTTTGAACTCACTGAATACATTGTTTGTTTTTTCTAGATAAACTTCCCTCGCTCTTGAGTTCCGTTCCTCTACTGTCTTCGCTTCAGCTATATATTGTTTATATGCCTTGTATTCTTCTGTTTCAACTTCAGGACTTGAATCCCTTCTCGACTCGAGAGGAACTTTATATAACTCCTGTTGTTTTGCAAAATAATCTTTGGCTTTCGCAATAGTCTTTTTCTTTGCTAATTTTATTTTTCTAATTTGCTTTTCATCATCAATGTCTTCATCGTATTGATAATCTTCCATAAGGTCCGTAATGTCTTCAGCATCTAGACCTTTTTCAGTTGCACTTAGATATTCTCTTAGCAATCTATCAGGTTCCATTTCATCATAATTCTTTTGCATTTTAGCAAAGTCATCGAATCCACGACCTGTTTCTTTTTTATACTTAAGATACTTAGCCACATCTTCAGGTAGAGGTTCTTCCTCCCTCTGTTGATTTAACTCGTCAAGAGATTTAATCTCTTTACCGTATCTGTTCCCAATAAATTTAAGAACTTCTTCCTCGTTTAACTCTGAGGATTGAGGTTTAATTTCTTCTTGTTGAACTTGTTTCTCTTCAGATACAGGTTCCGGTTTGGTTTCAGTTGTTGCTTCAACTTTAGTTTCTTCAGAAGTAACACCCGAATCTAAACTTTCTTGATGTTTCTCTAACAATTCCTGCTCAACTTGTTGAACAGACTTCTCTTCAGCCGCTCCAACTTCTTTTACTTTTATTTCCATATTTAATTACATTTAATTTTATACAAAGTTACACAAAAAATAATACAGTTTTAGACGATTTATCTAGGGTTAAATTCTGCTAAATCAAAACCATCTAAACTATCCTCGTTTGATTCGAAGTTCATTGGAGGTAAATTATTTTTTCTTTGGTTAATAAGCTTAGACTGTTCCGAGTTTGCTTGAGATATACGTTCAGACTTTGCTTTTTCTCTTTGCTCTTCTCTTCCTTGTAAAGATTGAGCATCCACCATTCTTAACTGCATATTTAATTGAAACTCTTCTTGCATTAACTGTGATTTCAACATAGCCTCTTGCTTCATTTTTTCTATTTCAAAAGCAATATCACCCTGTCTAAACTGAAGTTTAGCTTGAGTTTCCATTTGTAGTTTCTGCTGATTAGCCTGTACAGTCATTTCCTGTTGCTTAATCATTTGTTGAGATTTCATAGCCTGTTGTTGCATAGCCATTTTTTCCTCTCTCTCTTGCTTAGATATTCGCTTCATTTTTAAAAGCTGATTAGCAAGTTTCATATTTTTTATCTCACGAATATCAATTGCATCCTCAAGGTTAATATCACCTTTTGATAAAGCCATTTGAATATTCTGTTCTAATTGTGCCTTTTGTTCTTCATCAGGAGATAACTCTATAAATATTCCAAAGTCATAAATATATAAATCAGATATATCTCCAAGTATAGAAACATTGTATTTACCTATTTGATTTATAAACTCCTCTTTAAAGTCAGCGTATTCCAAAATATCAGCAACTCTATATGTAATAGCTTCAGCTAAACTTTTGTAGATATATAGACTTCCTTGTAGTATATGTCTAGTTGCTACATTAGAATTTAATGCTGCCATTTTCTGTAATCCTACTAAAGAGTTTGAATCAGGCATACTAGCATCTCTCGCCTCATTAAGACCTGTAACAGTTCTAATTTGGTTTAAGTAATGATTATAATTAGTTATAAGCATTTGAGTTTTAGAAGCACCTGAACTAGATTGTAATTCTTTAATAGGTACTTTTGCTTGGTTGTAATCACCATCTTGAGTATAACTTCTACCGATAACACTACCTGTTTGAAAGTATAATCTTAAAGCATCCTCGGGATTATAGGCATTACCTGTTCCTAAGTCTACCTCACCTAATCCATCAGCATCAATAAACACACCATCAGGCACAACTCTAGATATTACTTGTTGTAATTTTAAATGAGTTACTTGAATTAAATCTGCAAAAGGAATCATTCTTCTAACTAAAGATTCAATATTTCCTTTATACATTCTTGGTGCGTTAGCTACATAATTTGGGATAGCGTGTTGGGTAGCAGACTGTGGTCTAACCATATTCTCCATCATTCTCCATTGTAAAAGAATGTTCGTACCCATAACCATTACTCCTTCATACCATACATCAATAGTCTTTGACTCTTTTGTGAAGTTACCTTCATCCATCATTTCAGAAGGAGGATTAAAATTATCATCCTTCTCTATCATACTTACATTACCATTGTCTTTTACTTTTCTTTTATAAACAACTTTCTTAGTTGTCTTATAATTAAAGTACATAACTGTGGCAGTGTCTTTATAGAATATATCGTTTTGGTAAGCTTGAGCGTTGTTATAGTAGTCATACCAACTTTGTGAGTACTGAGATATTTCATCTAAGTCTTCGTTTGTTAAAGTTGGGTCAATCTTTTTAAGTTCTATAATTGGAAGAGTTTTAATCTCACCCCAATAAAAACAATCTTTAAAATATGGGTCTTCTGTATAACTATAAACAATATTGGCAGGGTCTACATAGCTTAACTTTACACCTGCTCCGGGTAGGAACTCGTGCTTTGCTACTGCTAGTCCTAGAACTGTCATATCATAGTCTAACCTTTTTCTAATATCATCATACTTATTAGCCTCAAACAAAGTACTAATAGCTTCTTCTTCAGCTATTTCAATTGCAGGTTTGTAGTTTAACTGCATATATAGCTTTAATTCTTCATCAGAATTTGGTAGTTCTTCAGGCTCTACAGTGAAAGGGTTTACACCTGTTTTCTTTTGTATAGTTTCAAGCATAGGTTTAGCGACCATTTGTCCCTCAACCATTTGTTGGTACTTGCTTCTTTTAGATTGTGATAATGCATCTTGAGCAAAAGCTTTAGGTACAAATTCTCTGCCCTGCATTCCATTCACAACGATATCTACAAACTTAGGCAATACCGGCACAGGTGTCCAATCTAAATTTAGATAAGACAAATCACCATCTATTGCTAATTCGTTTTTGTATTTAGCTACTGACTGTTCTCCTCTTGCGTATAATCTTAGTCTATGGAAGTCTCTCCATTGATTATAATATCTACAACTATTTCCGTCTCTTTTAAACCATTCATACTGAATAGCTTGTCCTATTTGTAATCCGAATTCATCAGTAGCTTTTTCTGAATCTGAAACAAATTGACTAGGAAATCCTGTAGATGATATGTTAATGTCTACTTTCTTCATCTAATAATTTCACTTATTGTACCTTTATTACTATACCTTGCAAAGTTAATCTTTATTTTTGAAACTTTTTGCTGCGGTATATATAGGTGTTTCTGACAAGCCATTATCGCCAAACCCGAAGATATACTAGCATCAAACTTAGTTCTATTGCTAATATCAAATTTTGCCCAATCTTCTAAAGTTCTTGTAAAAACGCAGTCACCCATTTCGTTATTTTCTTTCATTCCTATGTTTGCATCTATATAGGATTCTATAGCAGAAGCGTGTGCTTGTTTCACTGCTTCACTTGAGTTAGGAATTCCACCTAATTCTTTTTCTGTTTTTGATAATTTATTGTAATGTTTATCAGGTCTATTCATACAGTAACTTCTATACCCTCTGTTTTTAAAATGATATAATAATCTTGGTTTATTATTTTCAATTAAAATAGGCATTCCATAAAACACACAAGCCTTTAAAACATCTTCAAAAAATATCTCAGCAGTTTGTGGTCTAGCAATATATTCTAAGAAAAATTCATTACTAGGTGCATCGTCCATATTAAACATAGTTAATCCGTGAAGTGCTCCATTGGAACCACCGCCGCCAACAGTACCTGATATGTCATAACTATCACAACCAAATGCACCTATGTGTTTATTTCCCGGAGTTTTTTTACCATTAACTATTTCTATTCTATTTTGTAATTGTTTAGATGGGGTCCAAGAAACATAAAACCTTCCTCTTTGATTTGGTGTGAATTCAACTTTAGAATCTTTTATTCCATTCTTCCAAACTAAATCACCTCTAGTCAAGTGATGGTCTATTATTAAAGAATCATTATAATCTATCTGCTGATATATTTTAGTAAGATTAAATATTGATTGTTTACTTTCATCTCTAAATGCGTGTGATTCACTTCTAGGAAATTGTCTGTAAAATTCATTTAATGCATCAGGGTCTTTCTTTAAAGACTCAACTTCATTCTCCCAATAATCTATCGCACCTTGATATATTGCTTCACCATCTATTCCTTCGACCCCTTGTTCAGGATTTCTAAAAACAGGCATTCCATATCTATCAATAAACCCTTCCATATTCCATTCCATAGGGATGAAAAGTGAATACATTCCGCTTTTAGTTTGACCATTTGCGTTTCGTAATAATACATTTGAATTTGTATATAGGTTTTTAAAGTTGTCTCCCCCTTTATCTAAAGCATTAGATGTTGAACCCATCATACACTTACCTATAACTTTACTACCTAATCTTAAACAAGTTTTAGTTACCCTCCAATTGTTTAGAATGTTATTTGGTTTTATCCATTTACCACTTTCATCGTGAACTAATAACAAAAGCTTTTCACCATCATAACTATTGTCATCAGTATTTTTCCAATCTATAGTGGTATCTAATCCATACAACTCATCATCGGTTGTATCAAACATATTTTTTTTTGTAATCTTAGATGCGGGAATCCTAAACGCTAATTCTGTTTTAGGTTTATCCATACCATCCATAATAGGTTTAAAGAAGAAGGGTAATCTACTATTAATAGGAACCACTTTATCTGTAAACATTTTTTTAGCATCGGAACCTGTCTTAGATAAAATACCTACCCTTGAATCTTTAGCAAGTGTACCTGTATTAACACATTCAGATGATGACATAAAAGAAAAACCTGAACGTCTTATCTTTAGGTAAATCATTCCAAAACTTCTTTTGTCCGCTTTACAGGCTTCCCAAAAAATATAAAGTAATCTATTTGCTTCTCTAAAATCAGGATAACCTACATCAATGCTAGTCCACTGAAGATACATATAGTGAGCACCTGTTATATATGTAGGAATTCCATTTGACATAAACCAAAAGCCTTCCTCTCTTTTTTCAAACTCCTGTTCTATATAATCAACCCACCGGTCTTTAAACTCTGATGCCATTTCATTCCATTGAAATATAGAATTTATTTTATTTAAAGCGTTGGGGATAATATTTCTTTCCCAATATTGTTCTGATTTTTTCTTACTTCTTTGATATACAGTTTTGGGTGTTTTTGGAAGTGCAATTCTTAATCCTTGTATTGTAATTATATCACCTATTTGACCGGTCTTAGATATAACAATAAAATCATACTTTTGATTATACCCGTATTCCCACGTTTTAGCCTTGTTCTTAGACGTTAAAACATTTTTAGGTACAATACCATCAAGTACATTAAATAGTTTATTTAGACCTTCTTTCTGCAAATCCTTGTTTTGTATCAGTTTTATTAACTCCTCTCTCTAATGATTCAATAGCTTCTTTTTCAGATTCAATTCTATTTAGAATTTCAAACGCATCAAATATGGCTAACTTCTTTGTAGCTGCTGCATTCTTTAATCTGTCAGCAGATAAATCATCTTCGGGGTCGTGTTTAATAATCGCTTCCTTCGCTACTTTTATCAGTTGTTCTACCGCTCTGTGACCTGCTTCTATTATTTTTAATTTTATTTCTTTTGATTTCATTTTTAATTCTTTTAGACTTTCTAATAGGTATTGGAGAACCATCGTGTTCGTTCCATTCATCTTCCCAATAAATATAACTCATAACATCATTGTTATTTGATGGTCAAACATTCTATAAAGCTTTTCCCCATCAATTTGAAACTCATATTCGCTTTCAGGTTTAAATGTAACTTTACAACCCTCGTTAACTCCTTGTTGTATTAAGTACTTATTAGGGTACTTAATCATACCTATCAAAGGTTCCTCGCTTAATGGTTTATATATGTAGCTATCCTCAACAGGAATAGGTTTTACAAAACAATATCTGTTTACTGAATTCCACTTCTTACCATTATGATAAGCAAAATATTGTTCTTCGTCTATAAAGAATAAGTCATCTTTAAAATAACTTCTCCCACTTTGAATTTTCCCTTGCATATCATTATAATATTTAAAAACATTATGATGCACAAGAAGGATGTCTCCTGCTTTTATAGGTCCATTATAATTTATCGGTAGTTCTACAACTTCCGCTTTACGATTTGAAAATCTTGAATCCTCTTGAGATGTGCTAATTATAAAATCAATATCTCCGTAGGTTTTAGTGTTATCGTATCTCTTCCCTTTTACAGGTCTTACAATAAAAGATGTTGGTGATTTCATAATTTAATTTATGAGCCACAACCAATACAATCTATATGTGAATCAGTTGGCTTGACTCCATTTAATTTCATTTCAATGTTGTGAATGTCATCAGCAATAGACATTTGCTCCATCCAATCTGATGTTGCTTCTTTCTGTTTTTTAAGAACCGACACTTTACTTTCAAGTTCTTTTCTTTCCTGCTCTGACATTTTATTAAAAGTTTATATTATACTCAACTGATATTGGCATAGTAGAAGTAAACTCTTTCCAAAGTAAAACTTCATCATCGTTTTGTATGTATATCAAGATAGAGTCTCTATCAATATCATACTTAATTAAATGTATAACATAGCTTCCATTTAAAATAACTTGACCTACTAAGTAGTGCATTGCACCTGACTTATAATCAGGTCCTACTGAAATTTGAAATTTTTCTAATATCCATTAATATACTCTAATTTCAATGTTACCTTGTGTAATGTCTAAGTTTTGATTTACAAAGTCTTGGTCCATTATATCAATAGTAATCTCTGCTTGAGATTTGTTATAACCTCCAAAGAAACACTGAACAATCTGACCTTTAGCACCACCATACCCATTTAACAACACTAGCACGTCTACCTCTTTCTGAAGTCCACCCATCTTTACTATTAATTGTCCTTGAGTATTATCAATCCAACCAAAAGATAAACCTGTTGTATTGCTTAATACTTTTTCCAATACAGTGTTAGCGGTTACTGAAAAGTTAGCTTCATAACTTGTATAAGGTAGCGATGTACCTCCTCCTGCATTTACCCATTCAGTTCTTATGTCTGTTCCACTAATTGCTTTAAGACCTAAGACTTGAGTTGTTGCAGTAGGTAAAGTTTCAGGTAATGAAATTACTTGTTCAACCCCTGCATCCGGTGCTTTAACAGTAACTGTTTGAACGGTTGCGGATTTACTTGAGCCTGTTCTAAATTCAACTCTACCACCTTCACTATTACTGTTTCCATCAAGTCTTAATACCCCATATGTTTCAGATGGACTTGTTTCATTACCTATTTTAACCGTAGCAATTTTGTTAACTGAATCTAAGTTGTAAGTGAATTGACTATCACCATCCAATAATCCGTTTGCATTATGGAATTGAATATTAGATACTGCACCACCCGGTGTTGCAGTAGCAGTAATAGCTAAATTTCCACCACCAAGAAGACTATTTCCATTAACTGTTTTAATGTTTGTCCCACTAACTAAAATATCTTGATAATCAAAGTCAACAATTTGTTGTGGTTCGTTTGGACCACCTGTTCTCATTGTTACCCCACTTCCTTCAAATCCAAAAGTTCCCGAAGCTGAAGAACTGCCAACTTTAATACTATTTACTGTACTAACTGATTGAGCACTTATGGTTAATGTTTTAACTCCTTGTGCATCAGTATTGACTGAACCTGATAAACCTGAACCTATTGAAACTTTGTCACTAAAAAATCCTGCTTGAGTATCTGCTGAATCATATTTAAACTTATCATTACTCCCACCACTAACTGTGGTCCATAAGGATGTATAAGGAGATGATGAGGTTGCA